TAATCACCCATTAGAGTTTAAAAGAAATCTTGATCAATATCAGAAAAAAGATCAAGCCGATATAGAATTTTCTAAGTTTGCAGTAGAGTGTAAATGCTATGCTGCTACAAAAGACGGATGGTATAAATCAGATTGGTGGAAACAAGTTTGCAGAGCTGCTCAAATTAATGAATTAACTCCTCTTTTGGTCTATAAGTTTAATAATAGACCAATAAGAGTAGCTCTGCCCCTTTATATGATAAATCCAAGTTTAGATAAAACTGATTTTGATAAGATATGCGTTGTTGATTGGGATCACTTTTGTGACATTTTGCATACATATATGCTACAAAATGATTTAATATGAATAATTATGTCAATCATAGAACAATTAGAAATACCAGACAATTTTGCAGATTTTTGTGCAATAGAATATATTGAGGATTTGGAATATAGATTTCAAAACAAAAAAGAATTATTAAGTTTCCAAGATTATGTGTCTACTCATAGATACATACTTTTAGAAAAATGGGAGAACATTAAGTCTCCTACTATCCATTAACAATTTTTACAAGGAGGTAATTATGGATATTTTAGGCCTAAATCAGGGCAATGATGAAATGGGTGATGGTATTTTTATTAAGCATTCAGCAACAACGAAAGGTTGGATGATTGGTTCAGATACTATTGAGGTTAAGGACTTTTTAGTAGATACAACAACTATTAAAACAGGCTGGGGTATGTATGATGGTCAATATCATTACGTTTGGGATGAAAAGCCAGGTGTAGTATGTGAAAAACCATCAGCTGATCATAGAAGAGCTTTTAGTGTTTGGATCTATATACCTAATCAAGGCGCGAAAGTATGGCGTAGGACATCTTACGGTGAAGGCGAAGGCTTTAATGCATTATGTACTACTTTCTGGAATGATATGAAGAACAATCCAGGTAAATGTCCACATTTACAATATACTGGATCAGTTGACAAAAAGTTTAAAATAGGTGGTACATCTATTCCTGAATTTGCTTTTGTTAAATGGGCTGATAGACCAGCTGATTTTGTAGTACAAAATATTGATACTAGAGATGCAAATCCTGGTGTTGATATAGAAGCTAGAGTTGATGCAGCTTTAGGTCTAACACCAAAATCTGAAGACGACTTACCGTTTTAATCATGAGAGAGCTAGACTTTATAAGTTTAGCTCCTCAGATAGGCAAATATTTCCTAGGTGAACCATCTAAAGTTTCTAGTAAAGAAATAAGATGGGGCACCCATGGAAGTTGGTGTTTAAATACAGAAGAGGGGTTATTCTACAGTTTCGAACAAAATGACGGTGGAGGAGTTATTTGGCTTATTGAGTATTTCGGTAGTAATATCGATGATGTCATAAATCAATTCGCCCCTATACAAGAGCCTGTGCAGCAAAAAGAAAAATCATATACGTCATTTACACAAGATCAAATGAGATCACTTGCATCTGAAGCTGAAATCATTTGCAAATATTCTAATACATTTGTTGTTATGCGGTTTCCTGAAGGTCACAGGATTAAAGCCAAATATGCGCCTTTTACATTTAAAGATGGTCAATGGTATAACAAAAGGCCTGAAGGCAAAATGCCTATATATTTATCAAAAGGAGATATTAGTGAACCAATCATTATCAACGAAGGCGAAAAAGCAGTTAAAGGATCAGAAGCTCTTTATGATGGGACAAGTTGCTGTTGGCATGGCGGTACTAATGGCTGGGCTAATTGCGATTGGAGTCCTATATTTAATAAAGAAATCGTTATTTGGCCTGACAATGATGAGGCAGGTGCAAAAGCAGCAAAAGAATTAAGCGAACATTTAGCGGAAAACGGCTCAAAAGTCAAAATTGCGGTTATTCCTAAGCATTTTAATGCAAAAGATGACCTATTTGATGCTAATACGCGCCAGGACTTCACCAAACAAACGTTTTTAGAATATGTGAATAAGTATACTCGCGACACTAAGAAATCATCACTGACGTTGATTCGTGTGCGCGATTTAGTAGAAAACATAAAAAAACCAGAATGGGTCATAGAAAATGTCTGTGAACGAGATTCTGTTATAGATATATATGGCGCACCTAAAAGCGGCAAGTCTTTTGTTGCTGTAGATATGGCATTGAATATTACTTTAGGCAGAGAATGGCATAGTCATACAACTACAAAGTCTCCTGTTGTGTATCTTGCAGGAGAAGGTTTAAGAGGTATAGCAAGACGTGTTAAAGCATGGGAACATTACTATGAACAAGATACAAAAAACGCAGATTTATTTATATCAGATAGAGGAGTTAGATTTTTAGACAAAACAGATCACGAACTATTAATAGAGCACATTTATGCAATACAAGATGAGATAGGTGATATTGGAATGATATTTGTAGATACTTTAGCTCGTAATTTTGGTGCAGGAAATGAAAATAGCACCGAAGATATGAATCTATTTATTGAAAGAGTTGATGATTTAAAAAATACATTTCATACTTGTGTAGCGCTTGTGCATCATACAGGTCATAATTCATCAGGTAGAGCTCGCGGTTCATCAGTACTTCCTGCTGCTGTTGATGCTGAATATGCAGTTAAACGCAAAGATGATAATGAAGATGATATGTGCCTAGAATTTAGCCAAACGCTAGTCAAAGATGGTAAAAATATAAAGCCTATATACTTTAAATTTCAAGAAGTGGCATTGCCTGGTCAAGATGACATGACAAGTGGCGTTTTAGTTGAAATTGATCGTACAGATATAGTCATTGATGATAGTAATGCTTTAAAAGAAGTAGAAGAAAAGATAGCAGAAATACAAGAATCTATAGCAAATGGTACAGATTCTGATCCTGTTACAGTTTGGGTCAAACATAGCGATATTGTTAGAGCAATGCCTCATATTAAAGAAAATGCTATAAAAGGCAGATTAAAACGCCTAAGAGAAGAAAAGAAAGTGCATTGGGAAGCTAAAACTGGTTATCAATCAAAAAAATACGATGAAATCATTTAGGTTATATTTTGGTTATATGAGGTTATATTTAGGTTATATAAAATGACGAAGTATACATGTAAATTAGGTTATATTTTAGGTTACATACATATACCTTTAGGTATATGTAACCTATATAACCAAATTGACAACTTGAAATGTAGTAAAATATAACTTAGGATATAACCATGTTAACTAAAGAAGAACAAATTAAAAGACTTGAAGCTAAATATAAAGAGTTAACACCTTTAGATAAAGCTCATCAATCGTATCATAGGAAAATTAGTCATATTGATAGAAATTGGAATAAAACAAGATTATTATCACTTGTATCTGTAGAATTAAGACAAAGGTTCTTTAGAGCAGAAGAAAAGTTTGAAGATGAGTTATATAGAGTTAGCGATAAAGATAAGATTAAGTTATACGAAATGATGATAAGAGCTTATGATGCTCTAGAAAAAGAAGCAAAAGCATATAAATTTCATCAATTAGCACCAAAAGTTTGGGTCGTTAAGCATCCAACAGAAGATATCAAATGTATTGTATGTGAAAATGAACAAGACTTACCTTACGTTGTGGCTAATTATGGTAACGAAAAAAACTCTATGTTTTTTTGTATCAAAGAGTTATTGTTAACTATGGACAAAGATGCTTATGATATTAAATTAAAATTTGTTGATTTTGACGCAACTATAAAAGACTTTAAGAAATTATGAAATTAAGAATAGATACTAATATAAAAGAATTTAAGAAAAATATGAAGCGTACTGAAAGGCACGAACTTCCTTACATAGCTTATAACACAGTTAACGAAACGGCAAAAGAAATAATTAAAAAAGAAAAAAAGGCTATGCATATTTATTTAGATAAACCAACAAAACAAGTTGTAAACAGTATATTTATGAAAAAGTTTGCTAACAGAAGAGACTTTACAGCTATCATGAGTTTTAGAGATTGGGCCGTTAGTTTTATGTCATTGCAAATATTTGGTGGAGTTAGACGAGAGAGAACTCTCGTGCCAACAAGCCATACAAACTTAAACGTACACGGTAACATACCTGGAAGAAGAACTGGTGTTGCTAAAGGTAAAAGGTTCTTAGATACTATTAATAATATTGAAGGCGTCTGGGTACATAAAGGCAGTGGTAAAAATAAGAAATTAAACTTATATGCCAAGATGAAAGAGTTTACTAAATATGATGTTATTTTCCCTTGGTTTAGAGTAGCAGAAATAAATACTAAAAGAGTACTAAAAAGAAAATTTGTAGAAGTTAGTAAAAAGGTTTTAGGTAAATAACTTATGTTACAAATTCTTAACTTTAAAGATAGATTAGAGATAGGTTATAAAGCCGAGAAAAAGGTTTTATCTATATTGCAAAACAAATACCCTTTATCTACAAGAATAGTGGGTCAATTTGCAGACTATGACATCTGGATTCCAGAGTTACATAAAAGTGTTGAAGTCAAATATGATAGAAGATGCAAAGATACAGGCAATGTATGTATTAAAGAGTTAGATCTATTAAGAACTAAAGCAGATTATTGGTGCATTTATACTGATGATATTTATATATGGATTACTCCTGACAATATAAACAAATGCATTAGTGACAACAACTATATTACTAGTAATATATACAACAAAAAAGTATATCTCATAACTGTCAATGATATACTTAAATATAAGGAGGCGCTATGACAGATAATATAGAAGAGCTATTAGAACAAAGAGCAAAGGATTATGGTGATCCTGAAGCATTTATGCAGCAACTATCAGGAGTATGGTCATCTATGCTAGGTGTAAATATCACTCCTAATCAATGTGTTTCTATGATGATTGCATTCAAAGCTATTAGATCATGCAACAATCCTAACCATTTAGATAGCTTTAAGGATGCTGCAGGCTACAGTACAATAGGAGAGAAGATCATTGTTAAGTAAAATAGGCCCATTTCGCGGTTCCTTACCTCACCGTTACGCGGCGGTCATTCACG